GCATTACTCCCTGATACAAATGATTTAATAGTTTCAGTGTTGAATAAAGATAATAATCAAGAAAATATAATTGTTCCAAATGTGCCTGTACAGGAACCTTTTAGATTAACAATGGTTGTTATGCAGCAAGCCTTAGAGGTATATATCAATGGAAGGTTAATAAGAACAAGAAAGTTTTTATCAGAACCAAAAGATGTAAAAGGTGATATTTATCCAACTTCTGGCATTGAAATGAATTCTATGAAGGTTCATAATCTAAAAATTTGGTCACGTATTCTTTCTTCAAGTGAAATACGCAATGCTTCACCAGTATTAAGTTCTGGTAAGGATTTTGGAGCAGGGCCAATGCCATCATCAACAAGTTGTATGTCATCTGCCATTAATACTTTAGATAATGCTGTAAATAGTACTGAAGATCGGCTTTCTAAATTATCAGTCTAATATTCTGAGATTCCGATATTATTTCGAATGCTCTATAATCAAATAAATATATAGGATGTCAATTGTTGCTTTAATCGTATTTGGTGTAATTTTATTATTAATTACACTTTATATAATTTTCTATGTAATTTACCCTAGTGCTGGTAATAATGATATATTGTCTAAAATAACAACCTTAAATGTAAAAAAAGATATTTTAACTTCTGATATAACTCAAACTACACTTTTAAGTGCTGCTGGATCAACTGTTATGGGGTTTTTTTACTTGTATGATGGAGACCGAACTGCTAAATATGTAAATGGATTTACACCGATTATTCAAGTTGATAATAATTGGCATTTAGAGATTGCCCCCGCCCCTATTGGTGGATTAAGTGTATCAGCTCGTCTCCGAGTTCATACAAATGATACAGGCACATTGAAAGAAGAAAATATTGATTTACCACCTATTCCTAAACAAAAATGGATGTTTGTAGCAATTTTAAGAGATGGTCGTCGCTTTGATATAATTTATAATAATGAAATTGTAGCATCTCATACATTGGAGTTCTATCCGGTTGTAATAAGTAGCCCACTATCAATTGGAAATTCTGGATTGAATGGTTCAGTTATTCACGTAATCATTAATAATAAACGTCTATCACCAATTGATGTTGAACGTGAAAGAGTGACACATATTGATACAAATGGTACGGTTCTTGAAGCTGATTCACTAGATATTAGTTTTCCAGGATTAAAGTTATTAGCTCAATGTCCTTCCGGTTTACCCTGTGACCCTGTTACAAGACCTCCAAATAATAATTTATTACAGTGGAAAACACCATATGCTTAAGTGTGATTTATGATTATAGATTATCCTTGTAATTGGCAGGACAATGGAAGCTGCGAACAATTCATCTCCAGTAGCAAGAGTTATACCAGTATTACTAATTTTTGCTGGACTTGTGGGATTGTATTATTTATATCAATACCTCTTTGGACCCAAAGGATCTAATTCATACTCACTTATATCTACAAAAACAAGTGCCACAATTGACCCCGCAAAACCGATTATAATTACATCCGATAAACTACCTACTATCTATGAAGGCGGAGAATTTACTATATCTAGTTGGATTTATATCAATAACTGGTCCTATAGACGCGGATTTAACAAGCCAATCATAAGTATTGGTGGCCCAAGTTTTGATACAATTCGTATATATCTTGGTGGTTACAAACCATCATTAAGTGTGCGTCTACAAACAAAAGACACTAGTGGAGTAAATAATGTAGTTCCTACAGCTGCTAGTGCTAATAATACTACAACAGGAAGTGGGGCATCAATGGGCTCTATGGCTTCTTCATCTATGGTAGAATCATTGGATAAAGCAACTCAAAATGCTGTATTTAATATTTTACAATCTGACTCTGATTTACTAGATAGTTCACCTATTTGTGATTTACCTCAAATTGACCTACAACGTTGGGTATGTATAACAGTTGCTGTCAGTGGAAAGACAGTTGATCTATATTATGATGGTAAACTAGCACGTTCTTGTGTATTACCTTCATTTTATAAGGTTGATGCTGGTGGCTATTCAGCAAATTTACTAGCGTACGGTGGATTTGGTGGTGAAATTGCTACAGTAAATATGTATGATGGCGCCCTAAATCCTGAACAGGTGTACAAGAATTATATGGCTGGACCTGAACCTATTACAAATATTGTTGACTGGATTAAATCATTCATTGCCCCTGGTGTGGATATTTCAATTCAACAATCAAAGTAATGTTCTTAATTTATAACCGAATTTATAACCGAATTTATAACCGAATTTATAACCGAATTTATGACCAAATAAATAATACAATTTAATAAGAGGAATTAGATGGAAGGCTCAAATAATCAATCATTCAATTCTGGTGAGAAGCCCGGTATTGTAGCTCAAATCCTATTTGGATTAGCATTAATTGTTGGATTATATTTGGTCCTACTATTCATTGAGGTCATTTACAAGTATATTAATCGTTTATCTATGAACAGAACTGAGTTATTACCTTATACATACAATATTGATGATAAAACAATTTCAATTCCACAGAACCCAAATGTGAAAAAGAATAAGTCTTTAGCTCTATCAAATAATGAACGTTCAGGAATTGAATTTACATATACATTTTATCTAAATGTCAGCCCAACCGCATTTCGACAAGAATATGGTTTATGCCATATCTTTCATAAAGGTTATTCTCAACAATTTCCGCTCTTAGCACCCGGTGTTTATATGCGATCTGATACAAATACTCTCCGTGTCTATATGAATACTTTTAAGACTTGGAATAATTTTGTTGAAGTTGAGAATATTCCAATCGGCAAATGGGTACATATTGCCATTGTATGTAATGAAAGCTCTTTAGAGGTCTATATCAATGGAAACTTAGCTAAAAAACTACCATTTAACGGATATTCTCCTTATCAAAATTATGAAGACATCTGCTGTTTCTCACAACGTAGAGTAACCATTAAACATTCTATTGTACCATCAACAGATGAGAACGGATTAGATGTGTTTGGTTGTATGAAAGGACAGCTCAGTCGCTTGAATTACTTTAGTTATGCCCTCTGTTATGCCGAGATTCAACAATTAATGAATGAAGGCCCTTCTAGTAAGCTTGAATCAGCAGTATCAACTGGAAATATTCCGCCATATCTGGATGATACTTGGTGGAGTCAAGGAAATTAAATTAGATTATTATAGATATGAAACGTTGTAAAACCTATAAGAAAAATCGTTCTATAAAAAGAAAAACAGCACGACGTGGCTGTAAACATCCGATTCGACGCAGAAAAGGTGGTGTAAATAATAATGATAATGAATTTATTGAAAGAAGAGCTGTATTGATAAATACTATACGCGATATTATGGATAGTATTGAAGAAAGAGTTCAAGCTGGTAATGATGAAATGACATTTGTTGATGAAATAAGAGCATTTGAACCAGAAGCAGATTTAATTGATAATCATTTTGGTAATAACGATATGGAAGATATGTTAAATGGGATCATTCAGGAAGTTATGGTTATATTTGGACTTGTTAATCCTTTTTTTAATAATAATAATAATAATAATAATAATACAATAAGTATTGTCTCTGCTAGAAGAATACCTAATAGTAATATGAGTAATAATAATATGATCTAAATATGATTGTTATATCATTATATCTTTAATATGTGAATCTAAAGCGTCACATATTAAATATAACAAAATTAGCAATGCCAGGTGGAGGTCTATACGCGTTAGTCGCCTACGGAGCACAAAATGTTCTACTAAGTGGTAATCCAGATTTTACCTACTTTTACAAAACATATAAGAAATATACTCATTTTGCTGAAGAATCAGTTACTCAATCTATGGACGGTCCACAGGATTTATCATATGATCAACCGATTCAAGTTCGACTCAAAATCCAACGTGTTGCTGACTTAGTTCGTGATATGTATTTTTTATTTGATTTACCTGATATATATTGTAAATTTTTACAATTACCATTACAACTGTCTTATGGACAAAGAGTATCACAGTATAATTTTGCGTGGGCTACGCATATTGGTTGTCATATAATTCAAAATATGGGATTTTATATTGGTGGTCAGAAGATTCAAGAATTTGATGGGGCATATATGATTACAAAAGCTCAGGCAGATTTGGATTCAAGAGCATTTACAAAATGGTCTAGACTTGTTGGTAATATTCCAGATTTATATGATCCAGCATCTGGTTTATATGCGGGCGGCTCTCAAGGCGGTGAGTACCCACTTGTATATAATAATAATGGCCCTCCTCCTGCTTCAACTACCACACCTGCTAATATTAATAGACCATCTATTTCTGGTAGAACTCTTCAGGTCCCAATACCATTTTGGTTTACTGAATCTACATTTGAATCACTTCCTTTAGTTTCACTTCAATATCAAGAATGTGAAGTTCAAATCACACTAAGACC